AGGAACAGCGGGACATCGGCCGGGTCGGCGAACTTGCCTGCGGCAGCTGCCTTGACTTCCGATCGGAGGATTCGCGCGTTGGCCTTCTCATTGGCCTCTCGCGCTGCCTGAGCACGGATCGAATCCGCATCAGGAGTCTCGGTCTCTCCCTTGGGTGCAGTCTCTAGCTCAGCGATGCGCCGCTCTAGCTCCTGCCGCTTCGTACGCTCGTCGCGCCACTTGCCCTTCATGGAGTCAAGCGCCTTCTTACCAGCGTCGCCTAGCTGGTCGGCGCCATCCGGATCAGACTCTCCACCACTGACCTGCGCACCCTCAGCGTCAACCGCCGTGGTCGCCTCATCAGTGGTAGTGATCTCATCCGTTGCGTTCTCAATCTCGGGCATGCGTGTTCCTCTCAGCGCGTTGCGCGCGTACGAAAATTCGTAGGTGCTCCGGACGTTGCGTCATCGGAGATAGCCGTTCTTGTGAAGCAGCCGAATGGCGTGGTCTCGATCGCCGTCTGACTGCTTGTAGATCTCTTCAGGCGTGAGGCGGGGAGGTTGCTTCCTGCGCCGACTACCTGTGTTCACGTAGGTGACTTGGACTTTCTTGCCGAACATCTCGACCGAGTCCATGGCCTTGCGGGCATTGACTACGTCGCTCATGTCGGCGCCATCGTTGATCGCCTTTGCCCCAGCCTCACCAAAAGCCTTGCGCTGTTGTGTGGCGGACAAGCGGTCAAAGAGCGTCTTGGGTGACGCAGGCTTAGGCGTGTGCTCGCGGGTGACTGGCTCCATCGTGCAATGGCAGCGAGGATGCCGCAGGAACCCGCTAGAGACGCCGTACTCACGCCCGGCCAGGATGAGGCACCGGGAACACGAACCACCCTCTACAACGCGGATGTATGACGTCACCTTCCGGTTGGCGACCATGGCGGCCTGGTCTGCCTGCCTGCCGGTATCAGCGACCACCGTGCGAACGACGAAGTCTAGGAAGGTGGCACCCCGCAGCATTGATGATGCGAGGCTCTCCCCCTGGCCGAGGAATGACAGCACGGTGGGAATGGAGCGAGCCAGGACACCCATAAGGTTCCGGCCGTCCGGGGTGGTGCTGGCGAACTGCGCCGGTTCAATCTCCGGAGCGTCGAGCACTGCGTTAGGGCCGAGCAGTTCACGCATGAAGGTGTGCGTTCCTTCAGCGGCGTGGAGCTGCCCGGCCTGCACCATGGCCGTGGCGCGCGGCAGGAGGCTTACCCAACTGTTCGCCACGGCGTCCGGGTTGACCTTTGACCACTCGGCGAGTACTGCCCGCGCTGTGGCGTTTGCTAGTCCCTCACGCTCCAACTGGTGTTGGTTCGCCCTGAGGCTGGTTGCCATCGGTTATTGCTCCCTGTGCCGGATCCTTGGACAGCATCTGTGTGAATGCGCCCATCGGATCAGCCATCGATTCCTTCTCACGCATGGCCATAAGGTCAACCACTTCGGTCGGCGTGAGGCCGTACTGAAGCGCGAGGAATTCGAAGGGGAACCCGAGAGTCTTGAGCTTGAGCAGCGCGTCAGTTAGCTGCGCCTGCGAGCGGGACTGAGCATCAGCCCAGAGAACCCGGCCACCCGAGATTGCCTCGGCCTTGACCTCATCCCCCTGCGCAAGCGCGATCAGGCGGAACACTTCGCGGAGTGCCTGGCCGAACCAAAGCTGCTTCTCATCAACGCGCTTGACTAGGCCAGTCTCAGCGGCGATCAGCGCATCGCCGGACAGGTTCGCCATCTTGCCGATTAGGTAATGGGCAGGCGTACGGGTCTGAGCAGCGATGTGGCCGACGGCCGTTTCAATGATCTCCGCGTAGGCGTTGAGGTTGGCTGCTGACCATTCCTCGGTGCGGACGTTGTCGCCCGTGAAGAACTGAACTCGGTCGACCGCAAACTTCTCCATGTCGACGGGTCGTTCACCAACGATGGTGCCGGATGCGTCGAGCACGGGGACTACGGGGCGTTCAGCGCCTAGGACGATGCGGGTCGGGAACGACGCATAGTCAGACGTGGTGAATAGCTGCGCCCACAGGAGGTTGACCGCATCCTGAATCGCGATCACGCCGCTGATGTCCGAGACAGGCTCGCCAACCAGGGTAGGCCGGTTGAGCAGCTCCACCATCGGGACAACGCCCAGCGGGTTGGGCTGTGGGTTCGGCTCCTCGCCCGAGTCGCGTAGTTCCCACTTCTTTAGCTCATCGTCGACATCCTGTAGGCCGGTCGACTTCTGAGCCTGACCACTGCGGGCACGCTTGAACTTCCAGACCTCATCAGCGAGATACAGCGTCGCGTAGTCGTCGCCGCCATCCTCCCAGCGCTTGAGTGCGGCAATGCGGTTGCGACGCGAGCCAGGCTCATACGCCACGATGCACTGCGAGGCATCCTCGAAGGTGACCTGTGGCGTCTCCGGGTCTTCCGGGTCACCCCAGACGAGCACGAACGCACGCCCGGAGTTCACGGCCCCCAGGAAGCCAAGCTGCGAGTCAGCGTCTAGGCCGTTCTCCTGCCAGACACGCCACAGTTCAGGGTCGGCCTGCGTGGCACCGGTGGGCATGACACCCGTCACCGTGAGGCGCTCAACCGGGGCGTCAGCAACGACCTGCACCCAGTTGTCTGCAAAGCCCTGGTAGCGCTGCCCGTGGTACTTCTTGAACTCATCTGAGGCGAACCTCAGCGGCTGCTTACCACGGTAGTAGCGCTCGTTCCGGTCGATCTCCGTTCGGCGGGTGCGTAGCTCATCTTCTAGTAGCCCGATGAGTCGCAGGGCTTCAGCCTCAGTTGCCACCGGGCCACCTTTCATGCTCCGTAGTAGTAGGACTTCCGCTTAGGTGCAGCCATGCCAGCAGCAACGGCATCCATAGCGGCTTCATGCGTGAGGATCGATGTAACGGCTACGTCGATCTTTTGGTCTTGCGCTGACTTGGCCAGTACGTAGCGGCCCTGCGGTCGAGCCATTGAGCGGGCATTCCGCATGTGGCCGGACGTGATCGGGCAACCATCGTGGCTGAACGTGGTGTCAGCCTTGGCTATGTCTGTCTTCAGGCGCTCAGCAGCGGCATGCATCTGGACCACCCGGCGGGTGTACCAACTGATAACCACGCGGTCGCCGTATTGCGCTGCCCACTGGTCTACTTCCGAATCCCAGTAAGGCGGGTCGGCGTAGAGCAGCTTGACGTCATAGCGCTTCATGATCTCTTCGAGTGCGGCGCTGACTTCCAGCCGAGGAACCTGGCCCCCGTAGTCGGCCGGATTCCAAATCGTCGGCAGGTGGTTAGGCCCAAACGTTGGGGTGAACTGGAACCCGTCCAGGGTCTCAGCGCGAAAGGCTGTCCAGTCGTCCACGTCCGAACCATCGAACCCGAGGACAATCGGCGTCTTGTCAGCAACCGTGCGGGCGCCATTGGCTCGGGCCTCCCACAGGTTGTGCTCGATCCACGCACCGGCACCGGCGACGATCCGGTTACCGAAGAACCGCTCTGCCTGCGCAGGGTCGGTCTCGGCTAGCTCTGATGCCTCGGCTTCGATCGCGTCTAGGTCGATGTGCGGGCAGTCCCCGTACACCGCCTTATGGATCCGGCGTCGCTCCACCTTGTTGCGGTAGCTCAGGTTCGGCGGTGCCTGCGGGAAGTACCGGTAGACATCCTCAGCGCTGCTCTCATGGGTACGCTTCGCGGTCGATTCCTCGGAAGGGTCGTACGCGTTCGTTGTCTCCATCGAGCGGCCGGACATACCAGCGAGACCGCGACGCATGGTCTCAGCAACCTTGATCATCTTGTTCGTGGCTGTGTACGTGCCTGTCTCGTCCTGAATCGCGAAGGTGATGGGGTTACCTAGGCGGGACTGTGCCGAGGACGTGACGACGTCAATGCGCCCCTCATCGCCGACTCTGACGAACCCCTCGCGGACGCTCATCACAGCGCCACAGGGACCGTGCTTGATCATGGCCTTTAGCGGGCGGTAGACGTTCGCTACCTGGTCTTCCGACGTGGCCAGTAGCTGAATCAACGGAGTGGGTTGGGGAACGGCCATGGGCTCGCCTGCGGCGTAGTCATAGACGAACCCACAGGGGCAACCATGGTCGTTGCAGGAGTAGCGCTCACCATCGGAGGCGAAGCCAGCAAACACGGATGGTCCGGCGGCCTCGGCTAGGACGATGGCAGCAGCGAACGGGCCCTTGCCACTCTTCTGAGACATGATCACCTGAGCACGCCGGTGAACAAAGGCGGTCGAGCGCTGCCCTAGTTCGGCGTTGCCCCGGATCGTGTAGAAGTTGCTGGCTACCTTCAGTTGCCAGGGTAGGAACTCGAACGGCTCACCCTGCCGGAAGCCATCCGGGATGACCGCGTGTGACTCGATCCATGCGAGGGTGACGACGAGTGGGCTGTCATTCACCTGAGACCGCCTTCAGCCGTGAGGCCAGAGACGCGACAGGGGATACAGCGGACAGGGTGGGCGACTCTGCGCCGTCCTGGTCGGTCGGGGTGATAGTCCACTTGTTGCGCTGCATGCCAGCCACAGACAGGCCCAGGGACTCGGCGAACTGCTTGACTTGGGACCAGGCAGCAACCGGCGCATCCGGGCGTTCGGCCACGGTCAGCAGCCGGACGTAGGACGCAACTTCGAAGTGCTGGTGTAGCTGCTCCCACATGACCGCCTGCGGGCTCTCCCACAGGGTTGACCACAGCTCAAGCTCACGGGTGTTCGGTGCGTCCAGCGGGAATGCCGGTGCGTCACCCTGGCGACCGTCGGCGGGTAGGGTGATCCATCCATGCGTGTCGGGCGCCTTGGCCTTATGGCTACGGTCTCTGCTCGTCGGCACCGGGCCGGATCGTGCGCGTGCTCCGCCCTTGGGCATGTGTGGTCACCTCCCGTGACTGTCTGTGAGTTCTGAACCGGGCGCGCCTCCGA